CAACTACGGAGCTATCGGGGTGATCTAACTCTCCGACTGCTCTACCTTCGCGGACTAGCTTTTGGTAATTCCCTACTTCTCTTTCTAAAATTGGTTTTGGGTAGATTCTGCCATTACCATTAGTAGCACCTGCTCTTTGCATGACACCAGCTAGATAAATCTCTTCACCTTCTGCAATAGATTTCTTTTCAGCCTCAGTAAGAAGGTCGGAGTCTGTTCTGAACTCTAAAAATTCTGTTAGGACTAGTTTACTCATGGTTGTTCCTTAAGTTTTTGAATAAAGTCATACACTAAAACAATTTTTTTATTTTCATTTTCAGTGTTTAAATTTTGAACGTATTGAACCATTTCTTGTTTCATATTTTCTAAAATTTCATTACCCAAATTTACTTGATCATCTTCTTGTTCCTGAAGATTTCTTACCTCTTCTAGAATAATTTTGGTTAATTCACCCTTTGTAAGTTTGACACTGTTCATTTATAATCTCCTATTGCGGGCATCACCCGCCCGATACACTTGCCTCGGCAACAATTAGTTGGAGGTCTAAGCATCCAATGATTCTCGGTGTAAATGTTAATTCCTTTTGACATTTATTCCTTCGTCTCCTATTATCATACACAAAGCATAGCTTGTGCCTGAACTCAGCCAACCACATATTAGTAAATTGACTACATTAATCTCAAAAGTAAATAGTTCAGTCTCGGGCGAAATCAAACAAACTATTACACCAACCCAAAATCCCATACACATAGGACAATGAAAGAAGTGTCGTTTGGGTCTTATTTTGTTAAAGATTGAGCCATAGACTAAGATTTGAGTTAGTCCGTAGCAAACTAAAATAAACCATAGCATTTTAAATCCTGTAAACTAATCCGTAAGGTTTGCCGTAGGGACTTGGTAGTGTTCCCTTTTCGGCTTCTTGTGGAACCTTGCCGTAAGGTGTTGTCTCGTCGTCTGGTGGATCAACATACATTTCTTCAACATCTTCAAGATAATCTTCCATCTTAGCAAAGTCACCGCCGTGGTTTTTCATGTACTCTTTTGTTAAAAGAAGTAGAACCTGTAAAACGTCAAGATCTTTATTAACTGGGTAGAATGCCTCTAATGATCTAAACACTCCACCACTTTTAATTGTTCCGTTTTGTAGAGCCCCTTTTTCCTGCAAAAATGTTAAATAATCATTTTGCATGTTGTAGGTGTCTCTATTTACATGCTGTTTTGGCATTGTAATAATTTTATTCTTGAAAGGAACAAAAACAACATTAAAAAATTTATGATCGTAAACAATAATGTTGCCGTCTAAAGTCTTCCTAGCATCTAACTTAACTGTAAAGATAGGACCCTTAATGTTAACAATAATGTCTGGTGGGGCATTTGGGTCAATTCCAGCAGCCTTAACTGCTTCTTCGCCTACAGTTATTTCAATAGCCATTAGTCTTTAATCTCCTTTACTAACTGTTGAGCTTTAAGAATAAAAACAAGGTCGTCTTTTTGTAAGGTCTTTTTAGCTCTGAATCCCTCAAGAAGCTTGTAGACTTCTGCTACTTTCTTTTTCATTGAATCATCAGCTTGGAACTCTTCAATGTTTATATTTTCTTTAATTTCTTCTTTTAATCTTTCTAATTCTTCATTAACAAAGATTTTTAATTCTGTGTCGTCGTCTTCTAGACTGCCCATGTACTTTGAGATAAGGGTTTTCTGCTCAGTCATTAAATCACCAAAAGTGTTATTAAACTTTTTGATAAACATTTTAACGACTAGCTCGTCAACTGGTTCTTCTTCTTTTTGATCTGCTGATGGGCTTACCATTTCTTGGATTAGCTTTCTTTCTAAAAGAACTCTGTCTTTTACACCGATGGTATTGTCATTAAACATCTGGTAAGCCGATGCTAATGACTTGTAGTTGGAGACATAGTGGTTAAATACCGTTGGGGCTAGCTCATGATTAATCTTATGGATAGCTGATGTCTGCTCGTCATAAAGAGCTTTTTGGTCGAATGTTGAAAAGACTCTGTGTACCTCAGCGATAATTTTTTCTGCTGTTAGATAATCAACATCTCTTGTTTCTGTTAGAGCCTTGTAAAGTCTTAACTGCTTATAAAGCAACCCGTCCTTATTGAAGACCTCCTGCATTACTCTTTTTACTCTATTGAGTTTTTCTTGATCTTTGTGAAGTTTTGCCCTAGCAAACTCCCTTGTTAAAGCTTCAAAAATAAATGCTGGGTTTCTCTTTTTATTATGTCTAAACTTCATCCTCTGTCTCCAGTTCATTAACTATTTTATTTGCCCTTTCAGTTAATGATTCTAACTGGGCTGCTAAACTATTATAAATAGTTTCCTTGTTCTCAACCATTCCACGACCAAGCTGACCAATGTCTTTCGATTTGCCTGCGGTGCTTAAAAAGTTCTTTCTACGACCTGCGGATTTGCGACCATCTTTGAATAATGGAACCGGCTTGTATCGCTTGCCTTTGCCTTTACCGACATACATTTCTGAGCCGTCCTTAAAGGTCATTTTAACGGGGCTCATACCGTCATCTCTTTTGGCTGCTCCTGGCTCAACTAGAAGTGGTGTTGTTTCTTCTGCTGCTGCCGGAGCGGCTGGTTCTGCGGGGGCTGCTCCACCAGCTTCAGGTGGGGCTGCTTCACCACCAGCTTCACCACCGGCTTCTCCTCCCATGCCACCAGCTTCACCGCCTAGATCTGCTCCTGCTTCACCGCCTAAATCGCCACCTAAATCGCCACCACCGCCTGCTGCTGCTGGTGTATCAAAAGCAGGCTCTTCAGCGCTGGCTTCAAGCGACTTATCAACCTTCTTATCAAAGTATCGCTCTCTTTGGTTTCTAAGGAACTCTTCATTGTCCATACCAAAGATGTGTTCGGCAATCCAACGACGGCTGAACATTGTATCTTGGGCTGCTCCAGCAACCTCAAACTTCTGCTTAATAAACTCAAGCTCTTGGATCTGAGCTAGCTTGCTTGGGTTGTTTAGAGATAGATTGAATGAGATAATGTCTTCACCTCTGTAGCCTAGAGTGTAAAGGTGAATAATACCAATCTTTTCTAACTCTGCGACAACTGATCTCTGTAATCTCTGAATTGTTCTAGCAAAACGAATATCCTTTTGAGCTAGAGTTGTCTTCTCTTCGGGCATCTGATCTAGCTGTGATAAGTAAGACTTTGGAATCTTAATAGCAGAGAACAGCTTATCTCTTAAGTAATTTACATCGTCAATAGCGGCAGCATTTTGACCACCGGGCAAGCTAACGATCTCTGTTGCTGATCCTTGACGAACTGGTAGATAATAATCTTCCTCTACGGACATTGGGTTATAACGAAGATCAATCTGCCCATTATCAGGATCTACCAACTGATGTCTTTTCATGTTGGTAATAACCTTTTGCATGTACTGCTCAATGTCTTCTGGTGGGATACCACCAACATCAATTTTGAAGACTCTTCTTTCTGGGGCTCTTACAATTCTGTAAGCCATCATCGCATCTTCCATTAGAGTTAACTGTCTCCAAATGCGACGGGCTGATTCTAAAACTGAAGTTCCGTAAGGAGCATACTTGTCATTACCAAGAACTCTAAAGTGAGCCATCTGCCAGTTTTCAAAGGTTAAACCACCATTGTTCCACTGGTACTGAATGTAGTTTGGATTGGATTTGTCTTCTCCCTCTAATCTTTCGATCTCTCTTAATGGTAGACCGATAGCTGAAGTGATGCCCATTTTCTCATCAACATCCAAGTACAGGAAGTAATCGCCGTACTTACACATGTTGCGACACCAGCTAAACAAGTTAGAATCGATGTTTAGAACATTGTAGTAAAGCTCTTCAAGAATAGACTTTAACTCTTCGTTATGACAATCAATCTTTAATAAGGGTGTTAAAATACTATGGGTTGTCATCTCATCAGCATAAATGTCTAATGCCGATGCCAACTCAGGCATGTATTCCATTTGATCAAAGTCCAAGTATCGCTCTGCTCGGTTGTGGTTAACCATAATAGCAGAGTTCATATAATCGTATGGATTATAACGAGACTTCTTAAAGTCTAGTCCTGCCAGTGATTTAAATTTAGTTGAGTATTTGTTTAAGTTTCTTCTTCTATCAAGAGCTACCTGTCGCTGATTATAGTTAACAATAGGACCGGAAAAGATTCTTGTCAGAGCCTTAAAAAGTGGAGAAACATTATTTCTTGGATTTCTACTTTGGTCTGCCATTTTTTATCCCTTAAACAACCAAGCAAAGTTTTTATAATCGCTGTGTTGTTTTCTTAAATTATTCTTTGGATCATTATAGCCTATCTGCCCTGGAATTTTAGTGTTGAATTGTGTTTTTCCTTGCTTTAGATTCCCAGCAAAAGCTAGCTTATATTCCAACTCTCTTTTATTTGCGACTAGAGCAATGTCTCTAATCCAACAGCTAATAGCACAAGCCATTACAAGGTCATCGTTGTAACCTCTCATTGCTTCTGCTCTACCATTGTTCCAAATAAAAGTTTTCATTTCGTTTGCTAGTCTTTGAGACTTTATTGTAATTAGTTTTGTGCGAATGAACTCTTCAAATTTAGCGATAATTAGTGGTCTGGACTTGGAAGACATTGTAACACCTGGGACAGCATTTGAGCTATTTTGAGCCTCATACATGTCAACATAGCTGTGCGAATGTTTAATTGAATAATAAACATTAGGATGTCGGCTTTCTCTTAGTTTATCTAATACGGTCATACCAATAGAGTTGTTCTCAACTACCGTTAAGCAAAAACCGTACTCTCTACTTGCCTCAAAGATCATCTCTGAGTAGACATCGAGAGTGGGCTTACCTTGATATTCGGCAACCTGAGTCATTGTGTCTGTTTCAAAAACTTGAAAAGCTGAAAAGTCTTTACCATCGCCACGGGCAACATCAGCTACCAAAACATAATTTTTACCGGGCTCATAAGGTTCCCAAATCCAAAAGTTTCTATCATGCCCTGTTTTATATTTTGGCTCAGTTAAAGCCTGCTGTAGTCTTTCTAAGTCTTCACCATGAATAAGTGTCTCACCTGAGAAGTTGAAGGAGCACTCAAGCTCTTGTGCGATCTGCCTACGAGACATGTTGCGAGTTTCTTTTGCGAACCACTCTTCATCTCTGTCTGGGTGGACTGACCAGGGAAGACTGATTGTGTTAAAATCGTTCTTATCTTCTTCGGCTTCTGTAAATGTTTTGTGGAACCAATTACCAACACCGTTAGGAGTTGATAGGGCAATACAACGACCACCAGTAGATAGTGTGGGATAGAGACCAGTCCAAAGCTCATCTAGACCTTCAATGTGAGCAGCCTCGTCAATCACCAACAAGGTAAGAGCTTCTGAACGACCAGCATCGCCGGAAGTTGAAGAAGCCTTGATCTGTGAGCCGTTAGCCAACTCAAAAGAGTTTTTATTATCTGTAGTAATCTTAGCAATCATCATCCAGTCTGGAAGTGATTTCATCATGAACTTTACTTTCTTTACTAAGTTAGATGCTGTGCTAAGCTTGGTAGCTACAACTAAGATGTTCTTATCTCTATGGAAAAGCATCATCCAGCAAATGTAAGCTGCTGCTGTAGTTGAGATACCTAGCTGACGACCTTTATTAATTACATTAAAGCGATGCTCGTTAAACTTCTCAATACAGTCTGCTTGAAAGTCGTAAAGACTAAATGGGATAGTTCCCTCTAGCGGGTGTGAGATCCTACAAAAGTTATTAATAAAGTAAACCGGATCTTTACCGCAGCGGATAATTTCAGCTACAATTTGCTTTTTAGTTAATTTAAAAACCATCTAAATAACTAGGACTTTCGCCAAAAAGGCTTGTAACCTAGAGTCTTCTTTCGCTTCTCTTCCTTGAGGTTTGAGATGAAGCTCTTGTAGAAGTCTGCTTCGTTTCTTGTTTTGCCCTCTGGCTTAGGATCTTCTTGGGTTTTCATGCCGCCGATTTTGTACATGCCAACTGCTGAAACCATTGTGCGAAGCTTGTTCATTGGCTGAATGAGAATGTCAATCTCACCGTCTAACTTTAAGTTAACATTGGCACCAGTGGCTTTCTTGGCTTCTTTCTTGATGAATTTGATGATATCAGCCATTCTTTGTTCAATCTCTTTCTGGTACTTCTCTAAACCCATGTGATGAATTCCACGAAGACCTTTGATGTTCTCTTCTGTGCTGTATTTAACAACTAGAAGGTCGCCTTGGATTTTACAACCAAAGCCGTCCATAACACGGCTGTCTAGGACGGGATCGCCCTCTTCTCTGCGAAGACCGATCTTGATGGGATCACCATTCTCGTCAGTTGCTCCGTCGTAGGAGTTAGCCATTGCTGCGGCAATACCTTGAATAATTTGTTGAATTTTGTCCATCAGTTTTTCTTCCATTCGCATCGCTGGCAGTGTCCTATCTTTTTTATCATAACTTTGTCGATGTTGGACATCTTAAAACTATGACAAACTGGGCATTTGTCAGCTTTTCTATCAATAAATAGTTTTGAGGTTATTAAAATACCATCATGTTCACGAGTAGTTGAAGATCGCTCCTCTTTGCTCGCTCTTTCTTTAAGTTGTTCTAAGTATTCTTTTTCTTTTTCTTCGTCCCAATGGGTAGCAGGATTCTCAACAGCTTCCTTGCCCCATCGCTTTTCAATAGCTTGTTCTATTTTTGCTACTTGATTTAAATCTTTCTTCATTTACTCGCCTGTGCGGCGGCATAGAAGATGCCGATGGATAATCCAACACCGGCTACAAAACCGCCAACAAACCATAACTTACTATAATCTGGTTTCTGTGATTTTTTAAGGGCTTCTTCTAATCTTTTGACTTCGGCATTCTTGAGAGCCATGAGCCCATCATGTTTTTTCTTCTCTGATTCTTTTTCTATTGTTAGGAATCTTTTATCAAAGTCGCATTCTGCTTTTAGTTTTTTGATTGTGTAGTTCTTATCAATCTCGCAGATTTTGACTGCTGACTCTCGCTTTGCCGCCATAGTTGCTTCTGCTTTCTTGTCTAATAAGATGCCATCGAATGGAGCAGTCTGTCCTTTCTTTATTGCCGCTACTTTACCATTGGCAAAGCAAAGAGCAGGTAGTAGAGTTATTAGTAGAACGATTGCTGTTGTTCTCATTCTTCTACCTCGACTACTTCAAAGCCAAATTCATCAGCGAGGGCTTGGACTCTTTCTTCTTCTGGCATTTCTAGGACTTCTTTTATTCTTTTCTTTTCCTCGGCTTTTACTTGCTTGCCTTCTTTGGCTCGCTCAAACTCCAAGGCTTCTACAACAAGTTGGTGGTCTTTTTCTACACGGGCTTTTTCTTTTCGCTCGGTTTCATGAGTTTCGTTTATAACTTTTAGTTCTTTTTCGTTTTGTTTTGCCTTCTCTTCGTAAAGACCACCTAAAACATCTTTATCAAATAGAAAAAACTTGTGGAGCACAAAACCTAATGCGATTAGTGCTCCAACCCACCAATAATTTTTTATGTAAAACCAAGTCTTTTGTAGGACTTGTTTGGCGATAAGCCAGTTCATTACTTACCCTTGAAACGGGCTACAACATCAACGAAGCCCTGTGTGCCGACATATGCTGTGGCAATGATGATCCATTGCTCTGAATCTACCTTCTCGGCAAGAAGTAGACCTGTTGTTGTGAGCCATACCAAAAGTTTCTTTGATACGAATCTTTCTAAATGTTTATCTGCGAATGCTTTGATTGCTGGCATCATTTTATCCTCTCTGGTTATTGATTGACGTAAGCGTATCCGTCTTCGGTTTTAGAGATTTCAATAGTCATATCGACAACATTTCTAAATCTCCCAAGAGATGCTTTTGTTTTCTGGGGTTATCTCCAGACCAGAAAACTTCTATCATAGATGGCATTGGAGGTACACATACTACTATGCCCAACCTTCCCCATAACTTATCTTTTACCAAATCACCGACTTTCATTCTTCAACCTCAACGATTTCCAATCCGAACTCATCAGCAAGAAGTAGCCCTGTTGTTGTTAGCCAAACAAGAAGTTTCTTTGACATGAACCTCTCTAAATTTTTATCTATAAATGCTTTCGCTGCTGCCATCATTTTATCCTCTCTGGTTGTTTTGCTGAATTATCAGCGTGTTTTGACTAAATGTTTTCAGGACCATCTCGTAGAGTTTTTATTACTAAGTTGACGTAGTAATTAATATCATCGTCGTATTTTTCTTCGCTTACTAACAAAGACACCAATTCTTGTTCGGTCATGCCCATTTTCTCTGCAACATCTTCAACATCATGCTCCATGTCCTTTTCGAATCCATTTGACATATCAGACAAAACATCAGTAAGTTTGTCAAAAAGAACATCTTTGTCGTCGCCCTCCATCGCGGCGATCTCTTCTTTAATCAGTTTTTTTAAATAATCTTTTGTAATTTTCATTTTTTTAGTTCCTTATTGATTGACGAAGGCGTAACCATCATCAGTTTTAGAGATTTCAATAGTCATATCGACAACATTTCTAAATCTCTATGTGAGTAATTAGTAATGTAACATCGAAATATCCTTTTACAAGATCTAGAATGTTTTGCATTTAATTTTTATAACTAATGCCGTATTTAACTCGTTTGATTGTAGAGAGTGATACGCCATACATTTTTGCAACCTTTGAGTTTGATAAATTTTTATTTTCACTAAAAAGTTTTCTTATTTCTTCAACCTGTTCTTGGGTAAGTCGAGAATTAGGATTTTTAGTTCCCGTTCTTGTCTTGGCGTATTCACTTATTTTCCTTCTACCTTCTGGGGAAGGAGGGGCATACATGTGTGGAAGAACGCCTCGCTTCTTTGCGGATGCGCTCATCTTTCTTTTGGTTTCCTCACTAAAAGTTTTACCTTTATGAGTCGCGCTTATCTTGGATTTGGTTTCTTCTGTGTGTTTTCTTCCAAGGCGGGCTGCACGCAGTTTCTCTTTTGTTTCTTCGCTATGTTTTTTACCAAGCATGGACGAGCAGGTCTTTAATGCTTTGTTATATCCAATTTTTCTATTTAGACATCCACTCTCATCTATAATTTCCTGCTCCAAATCTAATAATTGTTCTTTTTTTGTTTCATGCAAGATTGAAAAATCAAAACAATCTTCCCCATACTTGTTCCATGCATTTAGTAAATGTTCGTTTGAATGTATTCCTCTTCGTAAGCGAGATTTGTGAGAATACCATCTTCTTTCAATGTTTACACTGCTGCCTATATAAAATTTACCAGTTTTAAGATTTGTTATTTTGTATATTCCACAAGTCATTTAATTCACCACCCATTTATCGGTTCGTCTATAATAAATAGGTAGGTCATCTAAAAAATTACACATTTATATAAGCATATCCATCTCTTTTTTCAATATCTATCGTCATATCAACAATGTCTTTCAAACCTTCAATATGGGTAATCAAAAATACAACTCTAAAATAACTTTTAATTAAATCTAAAATCCTCACAAACCCCTCCATGTTCTCAGCGTCTAGGGCGGTTCCCGGCTCATCTAAAATCATAATATCTCCCTTCGGCATGTTGCTTACATTTAGTAGAGCAATTCTAATAGCAACAGCGGCAAGTGTCTTCTCTGCTCCTGAACCATTTTCAAGTGGTCGAGGGTCATGCTTTGGATGTTTGATTTGAATGTCTAACTTATTGTCGTTGTTCTCAAAGAACACCTCAAACTCAACAACATTGGATAGAACTTTAGCGATCTCTGTGTTGATTACTGGTAATGCCTTCTTAATTACATCAAATGCGATGCCGTTGGAATGCATACAAGTCATGAATAGGTCATAAGCAGAGTATTCCACATTCATCCTATTCTTTTCTTCTTTCAGACCTTTTAGGTTCTCCAACTTCTGCTCCAATGCTCCTTGCTTACCAACCAAAGTGTAAATCTGATCTTCGCAGCCTTGTAGTTCTTGATCGCATCTTTCTTTATTAGTCTTCGCAAGTTCTAACTCGGTCATGACCTTTTCGATGTTTTCAAGAACCTCTTTATGTTCTTCGTAGTAATCTGCTACATCGTTTAGTTCTTTGATTTCGCTTTCCAACTTTTGTAAAGCAGTGTTGGTTCGCTCTAAATCAAGAGTTAGATTAGTCAATCTAGATTGCTCA